AGGAGGAAGAAAGACTTCACTCCAAGAAAAGGTGTGATGACACGATATGCTAAGAAAATGATTAGACCTGAGTTCTATGGTAAAATCCATTGTAAAGACTTAAACTTAGTATAAGTTAAATCTTTATAAACTTAGTTGAAAAGCCCCCTTTTATTAGGGGGTTTTTCTTTTACATTTGATATTTATAGATGAATTATAATGTGTAATTTACTAGCCAAAGTAGTCACTAAACATGGTTAGTATAAAAAAGAATTAAAATAACCTAGAGAGTAGTGACTCAACATTTAGGGAGAAAAATAATGAAGAGATTCGGAAAATTTAAAGGTTTAACCGATAAATGGAATGTTCTAAGTACGATGGATGGCGGTTCTATTAATGGGCCAGTCTCGGTCGAAGGTGCCACTACATTTAGTAGTACTCTTGGTGTGACTGGAGATATAACTGCAACTGGTGGTATAAAAGGTGCTAGTGTAGCCAGACAAGGAACTGACGGATTAGCTGGTACTGGTACAGCTCCAACTGTATCAATTTTAACTACTCAAGATGAAATAATTACAACAGTTAAAATTGATTTAACTGGTCTTGGACAATCAAATGATGTTGGTGATGTAATTGGAAGAACAGGTGTAAACAATGCTTATATGTTTACTTACGCAGCAGCTACACATGGAGTATTTCATAAGATTGAAATATCTTGTGTTGAACTTCCAACATCTGCAAGTAATAATCTTTTGGATTTTGATATAATATCTTGTGATGAAACCACTTTAACATTAAATGGTGATGCTGCAGGTGCTACAAATCCTGTAGCTTTAACAGCTATGGCTGGTAATATCGCATTAGGACAAACATATCAAGATTTAACTGCAGGACAACCAAATGCTGATGGAGATGCAATCTATCTTACTGAAGGTGCTGCATCAGGTGGTGCTGATACCTTTACGGCTGGAATGCTTGTAATTAAATTTTATGGAAGTAAAACATTTTAACCGATAAACTTAGGAGAAAAATAATGGCGAATAGAATAGGTAAATATAAAATAGATAAAAGAGAATCAGCCCTAAGTTTAAGGGACGGTTCGGACTTTAATGGTACATTAGCTTCTGCTGGTGCTGCTACATTCAGTGGAAATGTATCAACAACGGGATTAATAACAGCAACTGCTGCTATAAATAATAGTGCTTCAGGAGGAACTGGTGCTGGTTTAGTTGGTACTGGAACTGCTCCATCTCAAACAATTTTAACTGTTAATGATGAAATAATCACAACAACTAAAATTGACTTAACTGGTCTTAAAAAGAAAAGTGATATTGGTGATGTAATTGGAAAGGCTGGTACGAATAGTGCTTATATTGCAATATATTCAGCAGCTACTCATGGAATACTTCACAAAATAGAAATATCTTGTGTCGAACTTCCAACAGCAACTAATGCTCTTTTGGATTTTGACTTGATAGCTCATGATACAACAACTTTGACATATGATGGTGATGCTTCAGGTGGAACATCTATGACTGCTATGAATGGAGACATCGCATTAGGTCAAACTTATCAAAGTTATGATGGTGTTACAGCAATTGTAGGACAACCAACAGAAGGTCAAGCAATATATCTTGCTGAAGGTGCAACATCAGGTGATAATGTATATACAGCTGGAATGATAATCATAAAAATGTTTGGACATAAAACATTTTAATTAACACTTAACTTAGGAGAAAAATAATGGCTAAAATAAAAGCTGGAAAATATGTCGTAGATAAACATGAAGCTAAATTGTGGTTGGGTGATAATGCATCAAAAGGAAATGTATCTTTAAGTGCTAGTCAATTGATCAAAGGAACAACTGGTACTTTCAAAAGTACCGTAGCAACAACTGGAGCAATAACTGCTCCAACAATAAATGGTCCAACAACTTCAACACATGGTGCTGGAGCTATTGGTACTGAAGTAGCACCTTCAACAAAAATAATGCAACATGGTGATGAAATCATAACAGAGATTAAACTTGACTTAACTGGATTATTTGCAAAAGGTACTGCTCAAGGTGATGCTATCGGATTAGCAGCTGGTGGTGCTGCATATTTGACTCAACTTACTGATGCCGTAAATGGTGTAATTATTAAGACAGAGTTAATTTGCATGGAAGTGCCAACAACTGGTGATACTTTAACAAGAGACTTTGACTTAATTACAGACACAGATGCTGCTGTAGCTGCTGATGGACCCGTTGGAGATGTATCATTGTTAGCTGCGGCTGGTAACTTTACAGCTGTGGGTCAACAAAAGGAAAGTATAGCAGGTCATGCTACTACAAATAATCATTATTTGTATTTTTGTGAAGGTGATACAAGTGCTTCAGATACTACATTTACTGCTGGTAAATTCATAATCAGATTAACTGGAATTAAAACATTCTAATAATCTATAAACCTTAAAACAACTTAAAAGGGTAAGATTTATTTCTCACCCTTTTTTGTTTAACTTGATATTTATATATGATGAATAGTACCATTTCGGAGAAATAAATGTCAAAATTTAATTATTTATATGAAGATCCATCATCATCGGATGAGGTTATCGGTAATACCCCATATGGTATTTATGATGGTGATACGGAATTTCAAAATGAAAGTTTACAAGTATCAAAATATGTGGCTAGAAAACTTGGACATCCTGTTATGCAATTGGAGTTCAATAGTGGTTCAATATGGGCTTGTTTTGAAGAAGCCGTATCTGAATATTCACAACAAATAAATCATTATAATACAAAAAATTGGATGTGGGAACACTACGGTTCAACTAATAGACAAAGTGGTTCTACATTAGGTGATATGGGTTCTCACGAATCAGAAGCTCCACATATGGGAACAACATTTCTACTATCAGAACAATATGGAGAAGCTGCAAATGTTGGTGGTGGAACAACAATGTATACAGGCTCAATAACAATAACAAGTTCAAAACAAGTGTATAATTTGGAGTCAGAGTCAAATATTTCTTCATCACATAAAAATAAAAGATTGGAGATACAAAGAGTATTTAATCAACAACCAGCAGCTGTATCAAGATTTTATGATCCATTCGCTGGGACTTATGATAACATTGAATTATTAAATTCATTTGGAATGGGTAATGTTTCTCCTGCAGTTTCGTATGTCCTCAGACCAATGTCATATGATTTGGCTAGGGCAAATGCAATAGAAACAAATGATTTAATTAGAAAATCAGCATATTCATTTGAAGTTATAAATAATAAGATGAGGATATTTCCAAAACCAAAGTCAACAGATAATGGAAACAAAATTTATTTTCACTATTATATGAAGGATGAAAGACAAAGTGTTACAAGAACTTATACAGATTCAAAAGTATCAGACCCATCAAACATACCATATAAATTTATTACTTATCAAGAAATAAATTCTGCTGGTAGACAGTGGATAAGAAAATACACATTAGCATTAGCTAAAGAATTGTTGGGTATTATTAGAAGTAAATATGCTGCAATGCCACTTCCTAATGGTGAGGTATCTTTAGATGGTGATGCCCTAAAGGCTGAAGGAAGAGAGGAAAAATTAAATGCATTGGAAGAATTAAAACAATTTTTAGAATCCGTATCGTTGGCTGAGGGAGCTAGAAAAGAACAAGAAGTTGCTGATTCTCAACAATCGGTGTTAAATAAAGCACCTTTAAAAATATACATAGGATAAATGGAGAAATATAAATGGCTAGTACAATAACAGCATCAACATTAAAAGTTACCATAAGAGAAGATATTAAATTAAATGGAGTTGATCAGGGTGGAGTAAATAAATTTAGTATTGATAGTATCAATGAAATATCTAAAAGAATAATAACTATTACAACTACTGAATCTGTAATAGCTACATTTAGTTCAGCTGTTGCTTCCGCTGGGCATTATGTAGCATCTGATGTGAGATATATAAGATTTACTAATCTTGATGATACGAATTTTCTTACATTAACATTTAGAAATCAAGATAATGATGAAGTAGCTCTTAAACTTGATGCAGGTAGATCTTTTGTTTGGAATGGTGATAATGTCGATGGTATGACAGCCGTTTTAAATGCAACTCAAGATGCTGATGCTGCTTCTAGTACAAATTTCGGAAGTCTAACAAATATACAAGCTGATGCAGATAGTGATTCATGTGATTTAGAAATGTTTATAGCAAGTGTATAGGTATAGGGGTAATTAGATGTCACAAACAAAACCATTTTTCGTACCACAAAAAGAGTTTGATTTAATCAATGCTATGAACGAAGAATTGATTGATGAGATTGTTGGACAATCGGTTGACATTTATAAAGTAAATATAGATAATACAAATGAAAATATATATGGTGAATCTACAACAAAATATTATGACATTGGATTTAGAGTAAATTGTTTGATATTGTATAATGAACCTGAAGTAAATCAAGATGAGTTTGGAGCGGATTTAAATGCTGATATTGAAATGTATTTTCAAAGAGAAAATCTTTCGAGTGGTTCACTTAACTTTTATCCTGAATCTGGTGACATTGTAGACTGGAATAATTATTATTGGGAAATCAATGGAACAACAGAACCTCAATTATTTGTTGGTCATCCAGGATATAAACATCAAATAAAAGCTACTGCTCATAGAGCAAGACTTTCATCATTACAAATTGAAGAGAGACCTAGATAATGGCTATTCAAAGAATAACACATAAAACAATTAAAAAATTTGATGAAAAAGACGGTAATTTTCAACCTAAACCTCAACCTAAAAAAGAAGTAGATGGTAATGTGGTTGAAGAAGATGTCTATGGAGAGAGAAAACATACTTATACACCTGAACCAAATGGTAACTTACAGATGGAACAAATGATGGGTAAGTTGATGAATAAGATAGATAACATAGGTACAGATAGTCAAACAGGTACAAAAGCTGTTGAGGTAGATATACAAAGAGAGATTGCAATATCAATGGTTGACCAAAATGCAGTTAAGTCAGAAGAAATAAAAGGAAAAGTTAAAACTAAAAAAGATAAGTTAAGAGCATTGAGAAGACGAAATGGCCGTTAATAGAATAACAAATAATCAAACAGTTAATAAAGAAAGTGTTGACAGGTCTAGTCAAGTTTCCACTAAAAATACCACTGTTAAAGGAAATCGTGAAATATCAATAATTCCAGGTAATAATGTTACAAACAATTATTCCATTACACTTAAAGATATTGATACCTCTATAATAAATCACATTAAAAACACGATGAAACCTAGAATAAAAGAATCCAACGAAACGACTAAAGTTCCTGTATACTATGGTAATGAAGAAAGATGGAAATCTGTTAGGCAAAGAGGAGTGTTAAGAGATAAAAATGGCTCACTTATTCTTCCTTTAATTATGTTAAAAAGAACAGAGGTGTCAAGAAATGATTCATCCGGACAATCTTTTTCTCATGATGTTCAAAATAAATATGTCAATGTAGTTAGAAATTCAAGTTGGAGTAAAGACAATCAGTATGATAGATTTTCAGTTCAACAAGGTCATAAACCGGCTTATGAAAATATTGTAACAACAATGCCAACATATAGTGATATAACATATGAATTTGTATTGTGGACAAACTTTATTGAACAGATGAATCCATTAATTGAATCGTTTGTAGACCAATCACACACATATTGGGGTGATAAAGAAGATATGAAATTTGTGTGTACAATTGATAATATATCAGATGCATCTGAAATGGATTCAAGAGGGGAAAGATTTATAAAGTCAACATTTTCAGTATTGACGAAAGCTTATTTATTACCTGAATATTTAAATTCAGTGATTACGAATAAAGTATCAAATATGAGAAAACAATTAACACCGTCAAGAGTGGTATTTGGATTTGAGGGTGATGCGACAAATAAACAAGTCGGAAAATAATTTTTTATATATTTATATATATACAAATAATTAACAATGGAGGTTATAATGTCTGAACCAGTAAAATTCACAGAAGAAGAAATGAGCGGTGTCAAAGATATTCAAAAACAATTTTTTGATATTCAAAGACAATTTGGTCAAATTGCTATGGCTAGATTAAGATTACAAGAACAATTGGATAATTTAGATCAGTCCGAGTCAGATTTGGTAGACCAGTTCAATAAAAATAAAGAAAAAGAAAATAAATTTTTAGATGAAACTACTAAAAAATATGGTGAAGGAAGTCTAAATCCAGAAACAGGTGAATTTACACCAAATAAATAAATAAACTTAAATAAATATCAATGTTTTGAAAATATTTTCAATATTTATATATGAAAATATTTATGCATAATTTTCTTGTGTTTTATCAAGTTAAATCAATTTTAGGAGAAATTCAATGGCCGAAAAAATAATCTCACCCGGCGTATTTACGAATGAAATAGACCAATCGTTTTTACCCGCCGCTGTTTCTGATATCGGAGCAGCTCTAATAGGTCCAACAGTCAAAGGACCAGCTGGTGTTCCAACCATCGTTACATCATTTTCTGACTTTCAACAGAAGTTTGGAGATGTATTTAAAAGTGGTTCAACATCAGTACAATATTTGACATCACATACAGCAGAACAATATTTAAAAAATTCAGATACCCTAACTGTTGTTAGAGTTTTGGATGGTACTTATGGACCTGCTACTACTAATGATACTATAGGTTCACAGGCTACATCAACTGGAGCAACATTTGCAAGTGCA